TGGTCGTTTTCATAATGATCTAAGTCTTCCCATATTCTAGCGGGAATAATCTTAGCTCTGAATGGACGCTCATAGAAGTTGAGAAGATCTATCCAGTCATAGTCAATGGTTTCTAGGAATCTCATCGTACCTAGAAAGAACTTGCTATTTGGCTAACTGCTTCTCCAAAAAGTCAAGAACTTTCTCCTGCTCCTCTAAGTTAGTATTCACAAACTCAGTAATATAGGACATAAGTTCAAAGTTTGACAGTATGTTATTATATTTAGTAGCCCTACCTTTTAGGAAGGTTTCGGACTGATCCGAGCCTCGTTCAGCGTAGCGTTCTTTCAATAGGGCATCGGGAACCTTCAAATACACCACCTGCAGATCTACAGGAAGTCCCATGGCGAACTCTAGGAATGATTGATTAAAGATACGATCACCCTCGAATAGAATGTTCGAGGTAGTTTCTTTGGCAAATTCCTGAGCCACTGGTTGAACAGCCATACTCAAACGATCAGTTCCTGCAAAGGTTTCACCTTCTTCATACTTACCAAGAACATAAAGATCTAGCTCTTTGCAGTAGAGTGCTGGTAGCATCTTCTTGGGTTCAACCTTTTCCCAGGTTTTGCTTTCCATAAACTTACGAAATAGGGTAGTCTTACCAGTTCCAGGTTGTCCACCAACCGCAATAATTTTACGCATTTCTAGCATCCTTAATCAATTCTTCAAGTTCATCTTTAGTGAATACCCAAACCCTGCCATAGAATGTAGTGGCATCCATATCAATATCATTTTTCTTAGTGAATGACATACGCTTGGTTATGTTTTCAGCAATAGATTTAGTTAAATTACTTTTGATAACATCACCATAATTAACATCCATTTCTTTTATTTTAAGTAACTCATGCGAAGCAACTTTATGATAAACTGTCAACTGATTCATGTCATACTTATCCAAGATGTATTCAACAGGTGCTTGGTTTACATTAACAGTTGAGAATGTTCCAGCTGAACTAACAGTATTAATGGTATTTGTGGAACCATAAGAATTATTGCTGGCTGTAATCATAATATTATCACCACTTGAAATTGTTGTCAAACTCATATAAATGCCTCCAGTCCCATGTTAATTTCTTCTTCATCATCAAACATCCAATCAAGGTTTCTTATTTTACCTGTCTGAACGAAAGTCTTAAACTCTTCTTTATTGATACCACGTTTGTGATCTAAACGTAAATCAATTGTTTCATTTCTGGCATCCCACAATACTTGCCACTCAATACCATACCAACCATCCTTCTCACATTGCATGATCTCTTCAGCCTGACGATCAAGATAGTAGCCAAGGTAACGTCCATGGTGTTCACGAAAGATCTTCTTGAAAGAACACAGGCAGGTTTCCATGGTAAAGAAATCTATCTGTCTCTCCAGTTCTGGGAACCTTTGTTTAGTCTCTGCCAAAATTGAATCGGCTTCTCCTTGAAGAATTCGATACTCCACAGCATTGAGTTTTCTATCCAAATCGTTTGCTTTGCCTGTGGCCAAAAGAAGTCCATTACGATGAGAACGGGAGCCATCATAGTCATCCAGCATGAGAGAAGTAGGAGTGATACGCACGCCAGCAGTATGCTTAAGGTGCTGAAGATAAAACCAAGTGGAATAACGACCAAACTTATGCAGGTTAGACTTAATGCCTTCCCACAAATTATCAAAGCTCCCTTCGTCAGATTGTTCATAGTATGATTCCAATGCCTCTCGTTGCGTTCTGTTACCAACAAACTTTTGATATGAAGCAAACATTGCTGGGAGATGTCCCTTGTTCCACTTTGTATCAGTTTGGTATCTTAATCGTTTATAATTTGCAGTGTTCCACTGCTCCATTCTGTCTACTGTGGCTAGTTCGTAGTCTGGAAACTCATTCATCAACACCCATGCGGTTGGGAGGTGATAGGTATTTCCATAAAGCCAGCATAACCATAACCTTTGCTCATCGTTATGTTCGTAGCGTTTATTTAAGTAATTAGTTGCCCACACTGCTGGGTCACAGTCATCGTACTTCAATGACCATGCGTACCAACGTATGAACGCTTCTCTAGGGTTTTCTCTGTAATCCATCTTTTAATTATACTATTAAAAGTCTTGCAAGTCAAGACTTTGTGACTTTGCGAGATCGAATATCTCAACGCACCCACCCTTACCTTTTTTATGGATTGCATTGTTAATCATGGAGTCATGGTAATCGTAGTCACCTTCTGCAAAAGTATTGCCATCAATTCTAAAGATACTCAATTGACAACCACTCTTTTGTTTGCCCCAAAACTGAAATCCAATCTTCTTATAAAACTCCACTGCATCAATCTCTGAAGACACTCGGAAATATTGAGCACCCTTCTTCTTTACTTGACGCAGGGAATCATCACACAGTACTTTGGCTGCACCTTTACCTCTATGTTTGGCAAACGTATGAAGCAACTGCAGGTTAGCCACGAATGGTCTACGCTTTGACATCGTTGTAATGATTGCACCCATGAGTTCATCATTCTCATCAAATGCGCCAATGCAGTATTCCCACTGCTCTTGCATATCTGCCTTGGCTACAAAAGTACGTGCAAAGTTATCCAGTGGATTGCTTTGGTCTATACTTGAGATAAACTTTTCTCTGGAACATTTAGACAACTTCAACGTATGTCCTCACTTTCTCGCCACGATCTTCTGGGTGCTTTGTCTTTTCCCAACCAATAAACTGAGCCAAGTCCCACATCATGGGAGGGAAGATATAGTTGTTTGACTCAATCAATTCTTGAACTGTTGGTCCATTATTCAAAGCTGCATCAAGGAAATCCTTGACGAATCTGAAACAGGATTCTAGTTCAACACGTCGTAGCGTACCACGGAACAAGCGGAACTCAACTGTATCAATATGCTTCAGTGCGTACATATTGATTGCATAACGAAATGGGCGACCCATGGATACGCCATCTTTACCAGCTGCATGCATCTTAATGAAGGAATCAAAGTCAGTGGCAAGATTCATAATGTTATCGCTCATGTAATCTGGCATGGGACGACCACCATCATACTTCAAATACATCTTTGCACCTTTGGCACCTTTCATTTGGTTATGTTCGAAGTAACCATAGACATGCTCAATGGCAGTTGCTTGATTCTCTTTGATGTATTTGGTAAGACGCTTCAATGCGTCAATGTCATCACGAAGTCCAGGAACACGGCAATGGATATGAGTATGCGCAGTCACGCCAACTGTTGGAGGATGACCTGCCTCAGTGAAGATTCGTTCAAGTTCAAAGTAACGATGAACCTGTTCCTGCCAGGTTTTAGTTGGCTTGGTATTAATCTCGCCACCGAAGGGAGGAGATTCACCCAGTGGGTCAGCGCAAACGTATTGATAAGGTGGACGAAGATTGATAATATCTCGCTCACTATATTCCCAACTACCATGCTCTTCTGGAATTGAAAAAGAGCGAGGCACATCACCCCACTCTATTTCCATACCATACGTAAATTTATCAGAGTCGTACTGTTTCATATTCATAATCTACCTTTTGGTAATCAACTGCCTTATTTTTAACAACAGACATGTGCATTGCCATATTCTCATCAAATGTAATATAGGTATTCATGGGAACTTCTGCTGAAGGAACTGCAATACCTGCTCGAGTAGCAATGTTTTCTGTAGAAGTAATTATACATCCATTCGTTAACATATTCAAATATAATGGACGCTTTCCATTACGATAAGTTAGTAACTTCTTTTCAACTGTGAGTTCACAAACTGCCATGGAAGCATCAGGGAATTCCTCAAGAGGTGAGTCAGAGTGCAAAACTAATTCACTATCGTTTTTAGTTTCGCATTTGTAATTGAATATCTTATCCCAATTCTCTGCTAACTCTTGAGTGATAACTCCATTGTGAACGATTGCATGGTCGTCATTGGCTATCGGTTGATTATATTCCAAATCGCTAGTACTGTAACGACAGTGACCAATAAGATATAATATGCCGTCATCATTAACCATCTCCTCTAAATTATCTAGATGAACAAATTTGTCAGCTGGTACTGGCTCTTTAAATGTCATTACCTTATTATTAAGAATAACTGACATACCAGTAGCATGCAAACCACGAATTCTAGATTCGTGGAATACACGTCTGATCGTTTCAAAATCACTCGATGAGGGATTCTTAATAATGGCGCCAATGACTGCACACATTAAAAGAATCCTTCAAGTGAAGAAGACTTCTGTGCTTCTGGATGATACTTATACAGTTCTTCCTCACCCATCTTTGCACGTAGGTAATCATACCACTCATCTGATTCCCACATTCCTGGACTTACACCATTCCAGAGTGCACGTTGTTCTGGGTGTTCTTTGTTGAGTCTGCGATCTTCAACGAACTGGAAACGAGTATCTTCGTATTCTTTTGAACCCAACTCAAGCATCTTCTCACGGAAGTAGCAAACCAAGGAAATGCGTTCGGCAACTTCATCATGACAAACAATCTCAGTATTACCATGCATTACCTCATGGTTGTTAATGAGAAGCAAATCTCCTGGACGAACATTAACTGCAACACGATACTCAGGTGCAACAAGATAACAACCAGAGTAGTTACCATTGTTTGAAAGAGTAAGTAAGTTTGACAAACCAGTATTCAAGTCACCAGCGTCAAAGTGGCAGGCAGTACGGAATGTTTTGTTGACCGTAATGGTTGTGAATGGAGTTCCAGGAACCAAGAATCCCTGATCGATCTTAGATGCAGCTTCCATTTGGTTGCCATATCTCCAAGGCAATAACTCTTTGAAACCACGAGATAATGATTGCAGGAATGGGAATGCCATTTGGAATTTCTCAAACTTGTCACGAGTATAAGAAGTTGCACGGCCATAAGGAATGCGTGGGTAGCGATCAAACCAACCAGCAATGCCAGAGTTTACTGAGTTAGCATAGGTAGTCATACAGATTAACTTATCTGCAACATACTCTGCTTTCTCTTTTGCTTCATCTGGTGGGAGTTGCTTCATGGCATCAACCCACTCTTCAAACTTGAAGTTCTCTTTCTTTACACGCTCGATTGACCAAACACGTGCACGATTAGAAGCACCATCTTTCTTACCAGCGTATTTCTTACGAACTTCTTCAATTGGATCTTCACCAAATAGATTCTCTGTTGGCTTCAAGAACTGATCGAGA